CTATGGTGGGGTGTTTTTATTTGGAGTAGTGAAATGGGTAGACCTCGTAACGAAGATAAGAAAAAAGTTGATGATGGTATCGATGAAGCTAAGAAGCTTATGGAAGATGCCAAAGCTAAGAATGGTGTCAGTGTTAGTGATATTCTTTCGGTACTAACTGGTGGTGCAATGCCACCATCTCTTGATGATGACGAACCGCAATTCCTTCCAGTCAATACACTTAAAGACATCAAAGAGAAATTGGGCGAGAAGAAAAAAGTAGTTGCTGAAGATGGCACTGTTTCTTTTGAGCCTCTCCATAACGAGGAAGAGAAAGCTAAACTCATCTTTGCACTTCTTGCTGAGCGTGGTATCAATCTACTAGACCATCTCGAAAATTGTCTGGCTCAAGTTGGATACAATGCTAATGTTGTTATGTCTATTAATGAGACTACGAGTAAGGTTGCAGAGATGCTTCGTGATATTGGGGAGATTCAATATCGCAAAGCTAAACTAGATAATGAGCGAACCCACTTGGAGATTCAGAAGTACAAAGCAGATCTTAAGAAGCGAGAAATTGATATCAAAGAAAAGGTTGCCGATCAGGGTCCGTCCAATACGAATATTATTGCAGTTGGTAGTGCTAATGATCTTCTAGAGATTATGAATGGTACTAAGAATGCAGATACAATTCAGGAAGCAAATGTAGTGGAGGACAACGATGGCGAAGAAAGCTAATAGTCTTATTCCAGATCCTGGACGGAAGGTTGAGTTTACAGAAGAGATGGTCCAGGAATTGTATAAGTGTAAACAAAGTATGCATTACTTTGCTAACAACTATTGTTATGTTGTTCACCCATCTAAAGGGAAGATCAAATCCGACCTATATAAATTTCAAAACAGAATAATCGATACTGTTATAGACAATAGGCAGTCGATTATCCTCGCCCCAAGACAGTGTGGAAAAACGACTGCGATCGCTCTTGTTATCCTTCACTACGCAATGTTTACTCCATATAAATGTTGTGCAATTCTTGCCAACAAAGACACCAAGTCAATGAGTATTCTCAATGATGTAAAGACTGCATTTGAGAATCTCCCTGCCTGGATGAAGTTAGGTGTGACCGAATATAATGCTCACACAATCAAATTTGAGAATGGATCTAAAATATTCTCTGCTGCGACATCTAAGGATGCAATTGCAGGTGAATCTGTTTCTTTCCTATACATTGATGAATGTGCTTTGATTGCAGAGAACTTGGCTAGAGAGTTCTATCGTGCTAACTATCCTACAATCTCTAAAGGTGAGAAGCTTGTTGTTACATCTACCGCCCGTGGTGTTGGTAATCTATTCCATAGTCTTTGGAAAGGTGCATTAGATAAAACCAATACATATGTACCGTGTCGAGTTGACTACTGGGAAGTTCCGGAATATTCGTCTCCGCAGTGGAAAGAAGATATGATTGCGGATATTGGACAGATTGCTTTTAACTCAGAGTATGGTAACGCATTCATTGGTTCACAAACGACAATTGTCGCTGCCGAGGCTTTGAAAAATCTACATTCTAGAAAGCCAATATCTGAGGAAAGGATATTGAACGGTACGTATAGAATGTATGAAGCATTGCAGGAGGGTGCACCGTATATTGCATCGGTTGATGTGTCGACAGGGAGTGGAAACGACTTCTCTATATTACAGATCTATCGGGTATCCTGGCGCGAACCAAACGAGGAAGATCATAAAGAATATGAAAAGAAGTCTGAAGATGTGCCAGAAGCGATCATTACCAAATTAACCCAGGCAGCAATCTTTAGATCCAATCTAGTTAATATTCCGAACTTTGTAGATTTTGTTTTTGATGTATTGCCAAGGTGGGGTGAGCCATATCTTATCTTGGAAAATAACGGTATTGGTCAATCATTTGCCGACAAGATGTTGCAGGAATATTATTGGGAGAATGCATATTACCACCCAAACGCAACAGGTGGATCTATCACCGTGGGTATAAACTCTAATACCGCAACAAAATCTAAAATGGTTAACGCTCTTAAAAAATTCGCCGAGAGTGGTAAACTAGATATATATGATGCTGATACGATTAATGAATTCCTAACCTATGTAGAAAAGAAATCTACATCAGGAAATAGAAGATTTCAGGCTGAAGAAGGTTCATACGATGACTGCGTAGTGTCCACAGGTTGGGCTTGCTTCTTAGCTGAAACTATTTATATGCAGGACGTTTTAACTTTCTCCGTCTAGCGGGAACCATTGCAGCTTCTTGTACACATTTTGACCATTTCTTTGAATTCTATCTTATCAATGCGTTGATTAGAGTATGATTCTTTGAAGAATTTTTTGTACCACCATACCTTAAAATCTGTATCCTTAAACCAAAAGTTTGGCGTAACTGATGGACAGTCCTCATCGTGATCAATTCCCATATTTTCCCATTTTTTCTCGAAATCACAAGTACAAACGTACTCAATCTTCTCTCCACCGTGATATGGAATTCTATATTTCCGGCAGAGTTGCATCTCCATATTGATCCGTTCGGTCTTAAGAATTAGGGCTGAGCTATATTTGGGGTGATTAGTGAAAGCGTCACGGATTTCTTGCCAATGTGTGTGAAAACACTCCGAATTATGAGAATTCTCATTCTCATATTCTCTACGGGCTATTCCGTATGGACAACCACAAGTGCCCATGAAATGCATTTTCATCTTGAATGTGTCGTTTTCGTAGTCAACCCCCGTTCTACACTTTCCTTGCTGTGCTCCGGTGATTTTTCGGACCAGGGGCTCAAGAACCTCTTCCCACCCTTGATGTCGTGGTATAACAATCTTTTCAATTAATACGCTAGATTTAGACATTCTCTCTCCTTAACGTCCGATAATGTTCAGACGCACCCTATTTTCTGAAATTTATGTTGACTATACGTATTTAGCCTGTATAATATAGATGTGTTTCTTTTTAATGAATAAGGAGATATTATGTATAGGTCGATTAAGAAATGGATGTCTGAGAATTATCATAACTATACAACAGCTACCGAATTGACAGATGCAGTTATTGATGCGTTGGGTATAATTGAGCCCGATGATGATACATATTATGAGATCATCAACATGGCCCTAATATATGTGAAGGAAGTATAATGGATAATTATCGCAGCATGATTGAAAAGAATCATTTGATCGTGACACGGGTTACAAATCCATATAATAACGAAATAGAATGGTGTATTGGTAAACTATACACTGATGGATCAATTACAACAATAGCGTTTGGTGCAACTATTGAAGAGGCTTTTGATCGAGCACATACCCTAGTTCATGGAGACGATAATGAGTGAAAACTTTTGGACCGCAAGTGGTGGAAGAAAAATAAAATATAAAGATCTAGAAGACGATCACCTAAAAAATATTATTAAGGATGGATACCGCAATCCGCATATTTTGGTAGAGGCCGAGCGTAGAGGATTTGATGTTCCGAAAAGACCTGTAGATGATCTTACATTCTCAGAACAAATGATGTGGGTAGAGTCTTTTGCATCTACAGCCCTATCTGGGAATAAGTTTGCGGAGGATATGATAGATCTTTATCGAACTCGACCCGCAGAATTTGATCTTTATCTTAATCAACTCCTTAATAAAATACAAGAGGATAAATCGGAATGAACTGGAACGAATATTTCATTCACATGTTAGATTCAATTAAGGTTAAGTCGAAGGATCAATCTACGTTGGTTGGTGCGATTATTGTTGGTAAAGACAATAATATTCTTTCGACTGGGTTCAATGGGTTTCCGAGAGGAGTAATGGAAACAGAAGATGAAATTAACACATATGCACCCAAACATCTTAAAAGAACAATCGCTGAAGAAATTGCAAAAAGACACCTACGTCCAGATAAATACTTATGGACTGAACACGCAGAACGAAATGCAATATATAATGCTGCCAGACATGGAGTAGCATTAGATGGATCAAAGATGTATGTAGATTGGATGCCGTGTGCAAGATGCGCCCGAGCTATAATCCAATCAGGAATCAACCGTGTCATAATTGATGCAAGAGACGAAGAAGCAAAAGAACAATATTGGGAAAAACGTTGGGCAGATGATATGGCTGTATCGAAGATGATGTTTAGAGAAGCATGTGTAACAATAACACGATACAGGGAGCAATCATGCCTAGACAAGGCGAAGGATTCTGGTACAACCCATTAAATGGTGTAGCGATAGATGTCAACCGTCATGAGTTTGATATCAAAGATGATATGCAACAAAAGAAATTAGGTCTGAAGGATTTCGATGGTAACGTAATCGAACCTTATGATGACCTCCTCTCCGAACTTGAACCACTATCCCCAAGTAAAGACGAAGATAAGATTAAGATACTCGCAGTCGCTGCTGGACTTATAAGAGTTCGCGACTGGTCTGACTTCGTTTCTATTCAATTCATGGGTCCAACTGGTAAACTAAAAGGAACATCACTTAAACGAGTTTTAGAGAAGCTTGCTGATCTGATTATTGATTATCAGGATAAAGACTTTTCCAAGATGCAGAAGCAACAGACAAAGGCTTTTGCGAAAACAATTTCAGTTCCTAATGATAAGACTTTGAAGATTGATAATCTATCCGGAGGTTCTGAACCGTCCGGATCTATTGCAATGTCAGTTAAAGAATTTCTTAGGGAGTATGCAAACTCAAAAATGTTTGAAGATCTTGAAGGTGGAAAAAATAAACCAGTCAGAGATATTCCATTAGATTCAAATCTTTGTGAGTGGGCAACCGAAAGGTTGGCTAAGAGGGGATTCTATAAGAAGATGGATCTACAGAATCTTTTTGAGGATAACCAGTTCAGGGCCGAGAGAAGAAGATATGGTGACCTATATGAAGATGTGATGAACGAAACGCAGAGAAGTCAGAGTCGACAATGGTATCACATCATAGATCCTGGGGTGTTTGGCATCATCACAGCGTATCGTGGTGATTATGAGAACCAACCAGATAAACATGGTCGGAAGAATCAGAAGAGACAGGACGAACTTATAGATCGTATGAAAACTCTTGGATTTGGAGTTGTGAAGCTACATGGAGCATGGAGAGAAGGTAAGGATGTTGGTAGAGAAGAATCTCTCTTGTGGTTCCCACGTAAAGATAAATTTGAAGATATGGAAGAAGCAGGGAAGGATCTTTTCCGATTGACTCAGGATTGGTCAGAAGAGTTCGAACAAGATGGTGCTATCTATAGAGCCGTTCCTGATCCGGAAGATCCTATAATGCTTTGGAGACATAAAGAAGAGGATTGGAATACTGGCAAAGTAACAATTGTTAACGACTCAATCAAGGCTGGAAAGGGATATAAACTCTCCGATGATATATCAGAGAACGAAGGTAAACTATATATCAACAAGGTAAAGGAAGATCTCGGGACTGGGTGGTCAGAATTAAGTAAGGGATCTAATAAAAGAAACTTTGTCTTCGAGTCTGTTGAGGATATTGAAGATGAGTAATCTACCTAAGGCAAACATACCAATCAGCGAATCATGTTGGGATTATTGGAATCAAAAGCGATTGGATTGTAATGATCAAAGACCACCTATGCCTAAGGTTCTACCTCAAACATCTAAGATTATATATGATCCACCTTGGTTGTGGGATGAGGAACACCATATGTATATTCAGAATGTTATGAACTGGTCAAGAGCTTTGGTTAATCAATCTAAAGATCTGTGGCCAGATGCTTATGATGCAGAGCGAGATTACGGTAAGGGAGAATAATGTCACAGCTATCTTGTCTAGATTGCTATCGTAAACATATAGCTACGGCTATGGTTTATGAGGACGAAGCAAGTATTGGTAATGCGTATCCTATGCATAAATGGTATGCTATTGGTGAATTAAATGCTGCAGCTAAAGAAGTGGCAATGGAATATCCAATCCTTGCACAGATGACTAGAGAACATGCTAAATCATACGAAATAGACAATGTACCTGTACCAACATACGAACTTATTGAACTTGCAACGGGATTGGCAGAGGGGGAAGAAAAAGAAGAAGAAATTGAGAAAAGCTTTGCAGAAAAGGTTCATTCTATCATAAATAATAGTGAGGATGGGGAATAAATCAATACAGGCTATATCTAATAGGATATATAAAGCAAAATTCCAAGTTCCCCCTCCAAAATTTTAATATTTTCTAATCCCTGGCGATAAAACGCTAGGGATATTTTTTTGCATAATAAATATAGTGGGAGATAATTGGAGTCTACTATGTCAATGCGTAAACCAAATACTGAATATTATTACTATAATAGCGTTCGAAACCAACTAATAGTTTTTATGTCGCTGTTTAAAAATATGAAAGTTGTGGACGAGAGTCAAGAAGATGATAGCACTCTTACAACACTTAAAGAGACGGATATCGATATCATTTACACACCACAAGAGCGCAAACTCTTGGAAATGACTTATAAGAAGCTAGAGCCAGACTCCAAGTTCGATATGAAAGTTCCTATATTCTCGGTATCGATTAGTTCTATCACGTATGATGATACCCGCGCATTAAATTTCTATCGTAAGCGCCGGATTCAGCAGAATTCAAGTCAATATAATGATAGAATGCCAATTCCATACAATATTGGGGTTCAATTGTCCATTATGGCCAAATATGAGGCTCATATCCACCAAATCTCTGAAAACATCGTTCCTTACATCGCTCCATACATTGTAGTAAAAATTCGAGAGAATATCACTACGCTTACTGAAACTCCAAGAGAATTGAAGATTGACTTCGATGGTGATATTGCTAGAGACATTCCAATTGAATATCTAGATACAGAACGCAGAACAGTAAGGGGTGACCTTAATTTCGTCATTCGTGGTTGGATTTACAAACCATTAACTAACCAACCTGGACCAATTCTTAACATCCCAATTAAATTCTTCAAGAGTGAAGATTTTGATCTTGAAAAGGGTTTATATGACCAAATTGAGGTATCTGGGCCAAACTGGTCTGGAAATGTGTAGAAATCTAAAAAATCTCTTTGATTTCTTATACATTGGGTATAAATATGTTTAGAATATGTATGTAGAGTGTAAACTCATTTCTTTACAAAGAAAGAGGAAAAGAACATGGTGACTATTAGAAGTGGTCTTTCTCCTGCGGTTAGAGTTCAAGAGATCGATATCTCCGATCACGTTAGTAACCAGATCAATACGGTTGCTGTGTTGGTCGGTAATGCAGAGCGTGGTCCTGCATTTAAGATTGATATCGTGAATACTGAACGCGAATTCGCTGAGGAATACGGTGAACCGAGCGAAGACACCGTGAAAACATTCTTTGCTGCTAGTGGTTACTTTAGTAGAGGTTCTCAACTTCTCTTTACAAGAGTTGTTGATCGTCCTACTGCTATTGTTAGTGCCATTGGTTATGACTGCAATTCAGATAGCGAACCGGATGGTACGCTTCCTACAATTGCAAATCTTGATCCGTACATCTATAACAATGACGTATCTGAGTACGTCGAGGCTACAGATGCTACATTCGCCACTCAAGATGATGTAGAAGATTATTACAACTCAGAGTACAAGTGTGTTCAGGCTTTCCATACTCGTCATACTCTTAATCGTGCTTACCCACGTGAGAGAAATGTTGAATATGACGTTGGTGATCTTGTTCATGATGGTTGGA